GAAGACGAAGTGCAGCGAGCGTGAGTAAAGCTCTTCTCGATCCGTTATGGAGAAGTCTTCGGTAATTGAGTGATCCAGTGGAATCAGCAGGCTGTTTTCACTGCCCTTACCAACATCCTTGTAGTTGTCATAGATGTAATACGCCATTCTCAAATCGTTGATTGCCACCTCATCATAGAGATGAGCGCTGATCTGGCGACGGTAGTAGTGCACCAGCACGCTGTTGCCTAGTACCACTTGTGTGGCTGTTGATGGCCCCAATCGAACCCGAGATCCGTCGCTTGTAGATGCCAGCATTGCTCAGCACCATCTTGAACTTGGCGTCTTGGATCACGACCGCTGACTTGGCCCCCTGGAACTGGCGGAACAGGTTGCCAAAGATAAAGCCTTGCGTTGGCGAGCCGTGCTGCTGGTTCTGGTTCTGGTTGTAGAACTGGTTCGTGAAGAAACGGAACAGGTACCGCTGTTCCATCTCATTCGTCGTGTTGGCCGGCACTGCCATGGTCAACATGGCTTGCCGAATAACACCAATGTCCGGGTTCTCATCGATCTTTTCAGCCACCAGGTCGAAGTCCATGCCCAGGTACTTGACCATCTTCTTGGAGGTCTTGTAGGCCTCAGAGGTCTTGTTGTTTATCAAAGACACCCCGTCCGAACGGAAGTGCACCAGGGGGAAGAACCGACCATTGGTTTCCAATGGTTGGTCGAACAAAACATCCAGGCTTGGATGGGTGCCCAAACCAACCCGGTACATCCAGTATTTGGTGACACCGTTCACCGTGTACTTCGCATGGAAGTAGTCCGCAGTGGAATCTGCCATGGCTTCAGTGATCAGTATCTGTGTACTGGCGCTGCGCTTTGGGTCGTAGTTGACGGGGGCATGGGGACCACCCGGTACGCTCCAGGTATGTTCCACCGCCACGTAGTCTTCCACCGCAGTGGGTGAAACCATCACAGGAGAAGGTGCACGCATCGCTCCAGCTGCAGCCGATCCGGTTGGGCGCCAAGGTGTCACACCGGCTGTGGCGGGTGTTCCCCACTGATCCAAAGCACCCTTTTCGAACGAGCCAATGGACACATCTGGAACCACCACCCGCATGTCATCAAGGTACACCGGGTACCCCTTCTGGGCTGAAAGCACGGGCAACTGGTTTGTCTGTGCGTTGTAGCCATAGAGATCAATGATCTTCATCCAGCCCATGTGCAGGCTGTTCGGTGGCCCGAACTGGCAGTAATCCAATACGATCGCCCGGCCCTCCAGCCCCGTGAGGACAGCAGCGACTTCTTCCCTGCCGCGAGTAGATGCAAACACCTGGCCGGATGGCAAGCCGTGGGTGTACTTTTTAACGGCGTAGTCGTACATCCGCTCGGCCCGCACACCAATGCTGGAAATCATTTCCTCCATGATGTGCTCAGGCATGTCACCCGAGTTGAAGATCGACTTCACCACGCCGGTTGTGGTGGCGTCAGGAATGGACACATCGTCGATTACCCGGACCACCGAGGTGCCAACATAAATCCTACTCTTGCTGCTGAAAAGTCCCATGTCTCACCTCTTGAGCAAAAAAGAGGGGACCGAAGTCCCCTCAAGGCAGCAAACCATTTGTTTACGCACCGACACCGGTGAGCAACTTCGTAACTGCTCGGCCGACTGCGACATCGTTTAGATTGTTCACATGGTCGGCCACTGTCCCTTCATCCGTGGTGCGCCGCACGTTCCATGAATCGACCATGACCTTGGCCGCCTTCTGCTCGGCGTCACGGGTGAAGCCATTGGTTTGAGCCAGATACAGATCCTTCTGCCGGCCCACCACACTGTTGGCGTCTACACCCAGTGCCATGGTCTGAGCTTTCTCAGTCGTCACTTTCCACATCAGGAGCTGGGTTTCCTGGCCTGTCTTGAGCAAGGTAGCCATAAGCACATCGAACTCGGCTTGCAGCTTGCATTCCTGTGCGGTCAGCACAGTGCCTTCGATGATTGCGTTGGCGGTCTGTTGGCCGATGAGTACTGTTTGGGCCTTGATCTGATCGATTTCTGCCTGAGCCTTGGCCCGTTGCAGCAGGAACTGAATCGAGGCACTGAGGACTGCATCGAGCGCACCCAGATAGACCGTGGCGTACTCTGGTCCCTTGATCCGACCCTTGGTGAATTCCTGTTCCAGGTGAGCCTTGTTGGCTCGCATGAGAACATCGAATACCCCAGTGCCATCGATCGTGGCTGAGGTCAGGTCGGCAATTTGGTCGGGAGGAAAGAACGTGCTCATGGGTCTACCTGGGTTGCTTCAGATCAGTCAATCGCTTTGGCCACAGCCTGGCGACGGGCCAGCTCAGTGATTTCTTTCTCGGTCAAAGGATCGAGCAACTCAATGGCGAACTCTTTGATGAGCTTTCCTTTGCGACTTTTGTTGCCTTTGGAGTCTGTGGAGGTAACAAACACCTGGCATTGGCGATCACGCATTTGCTCATAAATGATGTGTGGTACGTGCCACCCATCATCTGCATTGAATGGCACAAACTTGGTCACAGAGCCAATGCCGGCATTACCAGCGGTGAAGATTTCACCTTCCCACTCAGCCTTGGCTGGGTTCATGCAAGTCAAACGAATTCGAACAAGAACCAGTGCTTCTTTCTTCAGGCGTTGACGCTTCTGAGAAAGGGTCTCAGGCTCGGCTGCCTTGGCTTCGGTAGCAGGTTCATCATCTACCACGGCAGGGCCGTCTTGCAAAGCTGCAGCAACTTTTTCGCGCAGTTTGTCAATGCCAATAGATGGGTGAAAATTCAGACCAAGCAACGTGGCTCGGGCTTTGAGGGTTGAGAGCTCATCTTGTGCAAGCTCTTCTTTGGTATCAAGTTCATTCATCGCTGCTTCCTTGGATCAAAATTTGAAGATGTAAAACGAGGGAGCCAAAGCCCCCTCGTTCAAGCGCCCGCTTTACAGCTTGGCGACGGTACGGATGACGCCGATGCGCTCAGGACGCAGAACCATGAAACCGTAGTACCACTTGATCGACATGAAGCCGGTCTCGCCATACGGGTCATTGCGGTCAGCGGTTGCTTCGCCTGGTGCCTTGTGCGTGATCTTGAACTTCACGGTCTTGCCATCGGTTTGGAAGCCAATGGTCGTGAACGATTCAGCACCCACAACCAGGATCGGGAACACGTCGAACTTCTGGTTGGTTTCGTAGCAGGTGGCATCAGCCGAAGCATCTGCACCGGCGCCAGCCCACTTCAGCATCTCGGGCACCACCACCAGACGCAGAGCGTCAACCGAGCCCACCTCACCGTTGAGGGTGGTACCACCAGCTGCGTACTTCTCCACAGGAATGAAAGCAGGCAGGTTGTGCAGGTCTTTCATTGCCTTGAAGGTAGGCAGCAGCTCAGAGCCGATGTACGCAACACGGGCACCGGGAATCACCTTGGTGTCCACCATGCGCGAACCAGTAATCACCGTGGTCTGCTTGGGCGTGCGGTTGTTGTCCAGGTCGATTGCCAGCTTCATCAGGTCGCTGTAAGTCACCAGGTCATCAAGACCCACGTTGCTGTTGGCGGTGGCATTGCCAGCGTACTTGACCACACCAGCTGCGTTGATCAGGTCGATCTGCAGCGCGTCTTCGGTGATCTCATTGGCGCCCATCACCATTTCGCGGTTGATGTGCATGGCCAGCTCAGCGTCAGAGTCAAAGTCCAGGGACTCTTGGGTGTACTCGTCGAAGAAACCAAACTTCTCGAAGGTGCCAGTGAGTTCCTTACGTTTGAAACCAACACGGTTCACACGACCACCCGACTCGGAGAGCACAGGTAGTTTGCCGGGGATCGACCCAATGTCTTTCGAGGAACCGTAGAGGTTGCCCGAGTTCTGGGTACGGAAAGAACCTGGGAAAGAAGCCACAACAGCAGCAGACAGTACGTCTGTGGAAGGAATCAGAACCAGCTTGGTCACGGTCACAGTCCAAGGACCAGCGCCGGTCTTGACTGCAACACCGGCTTGAATGGCGTTGACAGCAGCCGCAGCAGTGGTGGCCGAAGCATCAACCGCGAAGGTGTTAACCAGCATGGGCAGCTTCACGCTGAACGTGTTGGGCACAATGGTCACGCCGGCAGCGTCGATGCCCTGATCGTTGATGTTGGCGTCATCAAGCAACGGCAGGTAGTGGTAACGCTTGATGGTTTTGCCCATGTTTTTGGGCATGGAAGTCACATCAGCCAGCTGGCCGAAGTACTGCTCTTTGGCTGCTTCCATCAGCGCCTTCTTTTGATAAAAGACGTTCTGGATCTGAGGGCCGATGTCCGAAGGGGTACCGGGAGGGGAATTGAATTGAATAGGCATGATGTTCCTTTGTATTAACGGGTTCGTTTGGCAGCATGGGCAGCGAACTCAGCATCTGACATGGCGAGGGGATTGAAATTCGCCTCGGCAGTCGCGCCTACATTCGCTGGTTTCGTGGAGCTTGCAGCTCGCCTTTGTTCATTCCGCTTGTCGTCTTCGACCTTCTTCGGTTTCGGAGCCACAATCACCTTCTCCGTAGCAGTTTTCCCCTGGGAGCTACCCAGATGGTTGAAACCGCCACGTGCCTGGATTGCGTCACCAACTTGCCGGTAGGCTTCGATGTCTGACAAACCATTCAAGCGACCAAACATGCGCTCGTTTTCGATCTCAGTGCTGATGAGGTCATACACACCGCTGGCGATGTGGTTGTTGATGACTTGCAACAGTTGAGGTGAATCCGCCACGACACGTTTGCTAGGCCCGTCCCACTTCTTGCTGACAACTTCAAGTGTCCGGTTGTACGTAGGCGTGGTGGAGATTTCCTCCAACACCGTATCCAGCGCAATCTCTCGGTCATCGACAGTGTGAATTGTCGGTTTGTATCCGCTTGCTTTCTCAGTGTCCAAATCCAATGGATTCAGACCACTGTCCTTCACCAGCTTGCTGATTGCGTCTGGGCTTTTCTTGTCCAGATCAATCAGAAAGCCAATCTTTTCTTCGCTCAACAGGCCGTTGTTTTCCAACAGCTTCATCAATCGAAGGTTCGGCTTCAATGCCGCCATCTTCTTGTTGTAGTTGGCTCCCATTTGCATGAGGGCCACTGCATCGTCCACCGAATTGACCGCTACATCCCGGCCATTGGCCTTGAAGGGGGCGATGATTCGCTCGTATTCGGTCTTGTAGTCAATGACTACTTCAGCTGGCTTATCGGCTTCCACTTTGGGAGCCACAACCTTGGTATCTTCTACCTTGGCAGCCGGGGCTTCCTTCTTTTCCGGTGCCACAGTAGCCGGCTCATCGTCATCGTCGTGTTTTGGTCCGCCTTCTTCGTCACCCTCGGTGCTTGCCGTACCGGCCGCACCAGCGGGTGCCTCGTCGCCCATATTGATAGAGGAATCGTCGGCGTCAGGCTCACCTCCGGTGGCGTCTGCGACCACGGTGGCCACAGTCACCGGGGGAGCGCTGGCATTCAGCATCTCTTCGTCCGACATGTTCAGGTAGTCAGGCGTATCGATCGCAGTGTCTTCAGCGGTGCTCATGCTTGTGCCTCTTCAGCCAGGATTTCTTCAAGGGTTTCTTCATCAGCTGAGATTTGTCGAGCTGCCAGAGCGGCAATACGCAAACCGGTGTCCAGGTACTGACGAACAGCACCGATGGCGTCCATCTGGGACACGATCGACTTCTGCGAATCCACCGACTGCATAGCTGGATCGGCTTTGAGGTGCACCAGGCGAACTGCTTCCTGTTCGAAGTAGCCTTCCGTGAAGACCTTCTTGAAATCCTTGTTGGCTTTCAGCCGTTCAAGGGCATTGCCGAACTCCACTGCCTTGCGAGCTTCGCGGATGTTCTTCTCAATTGCTGCTGACGAGTCGTTTGCCATTGCTCTACTATTGCTTTCTGAAGTTAATAGGCGGGGATTGATTTAACTACTTGCTGAGGCCCGAATATATAGCAATTCAAGCTGCTTTCTTCGATAAATAGGCTTTCAGCAGATCAACTTCACGATCTTTTGCCCGCTCGTCTTGGTCAATCAGCTTCAATTGGGCCTGACTGCGGGCCTGCTCACCATGCAATTCCTTGGCGCGTTCTTGTTTTACACCTGACTCCTGCTCAACGAAATTGAGGTTATCGAGGTCGGTCTTGGATTGGATACCTCCAGCCTTCACACCTTCAGTTCCAACTTTGGCCATGTCAAGCTGAGCACTGGCTTGGCGCTGAATTCCATGTGCACGCTCATTTTCAATCTTAACCTTTAAGAGTTCAATCTCCAATTGGGCCTTTTCCTGGGCCAATGGGTCAGGCTGCGGCTCGTAAGACTCAATCTTCTTGGCCAGGTCAGGCATCTTGCGAAGACGGGCAATGTCCGACAGGATCATCTTGCTGAAACCATGGTCCATGTTGGGGCCGGCAGTTTGAAACATGAATGCCAGTTCCTTGGCTTTGTTTTCATCTTCCTCAGCGGTCGAAATAGACAGGCGCAAGTCGAAGTTACCGGCCAGATCATCACGGCGGATCTTCACGAATTCTTCATTGGTGACCCGCACCACTTCTTCATCAGACAGAAACTCGGCATTCATGCTGACCATCTTGCGGCCCACCTTGACGATGCCGTTAGAAAGTCGGCGCAGGATGTTGAGCTCACGCTTGGAGGCGGCATCCAGAGCCCCACGCACACCGACAGCCACATCACCCAAGCCAGCGCCTGAGATACCGCCAGCAAAACCTTGCACACCTGTGAGCGATTCAGCTTCCTGGTTCTGCATCTGCAGCATCAAGGGAGCGGAGTTCGGAATCTCTGGATAGGTGTGCATGTGCACGCCCATCCTTGGATCGATGTTGGCGTTGAACTCGTAGTCTTGACCCTTGTCGTACTTGCGCTTGTTCGTTGCGTCCAGCATGTCTTTGCGCAAACCAGTCTGACCATTTGCTGACTTGGCCATGATGTCAATCATTCCCCGGGTGACCGCGCCGATCACCTTCTGGTTGTCTTCGAGCAGGGCACCGTCTGGCTCGCCGTAGTTCTTTTTGCGAACCGGGAGGTACTGCACCAGCACGAAAGGCAATGCCTTATCTGGAAACGGGTTGAGCTCCATGCGGATACACACATCACCGACCCAGGAAGCCACAAAAGGCTTGACCACACCTGTGTCATCCAGGTCACGGAAGCCCCAATACTCATGCACCACAAACTTCTTGCGGGCATCGTCTGAGAAGTTGAAGAACTGGGCGTCATTCGCTGACGTGTGGTCTGGGGTGTTCAGCACCGAGTTGTTGGCGATGTTGATCTTGTCCAGGTTCTTGTACTTTTTGCCTTGCTTCTTCAGCTCAGACTTCGAGGATTCGAACGTCTTGATGACAAAGCTAGCCTTCTCGATGTCACCCATGGCCGTGGGGTCGATTACCACGTTGTGCACGTCACAGATGTCAATGGTCGGGTGATTCTTGATCGTCTTCTTCTGCTTTTCCTTTTTGGAGCCAATGATCTTGGCTTCGATCGGCACACCCTGCTCGACGCTCAGGTCATGCGCGTCTTTCAGTTCCTGCGGTACATCGGTGGCATACAGGCTGGGGTCTTGGGCTTTCATCTGAGCCAGCTGCTCATGCAGTGGAGCCAGCTCAGGATTGACGGAAAACTCCACATCAGGGACTTCTACCTCGACTTCTTCTTCCTCAAAGCACCAACCGGTCTGGATGATGACCGTGCCTTCATCAACAGCTGAACGAACGTATTCATCAATGAACGACACCTTGTCGATGCGTGTGTTGATCTGATTGTTCAGCAGGATCTCGTTTTGCTTGGCAGAGTCCCGGTCTTCACTGGAGATGGGCCGTACATTGAATACATCGTCCGTGCTCAGGAAGGGCTCGGCCAATGCTGCATAGCGCCATTCGGCTTGCTTTCGAATCAGCTTCGGAACAATCTTTGAGTTCCCAGTCGGGGTGCTGACTTTTGCATCACCGGCCACATTCAAGTTGTCCAGCCATCCATTGATCTTGGTGATCTGGGCATCGTGAACGACTTTGGCATCCGCCAGGTCTTGTTTCAGCTCACGTACTGTGGGCTCCTTCTTCCAGTCGGTCAGGGGTTTCATTTCCTCCGGCGACTGCGAAACTTGTTGATTCATAATCTGTCTGTCCTTCGGGGTAGAAATCATTTAACCAATAGAAAGCAATTATCGTGCAAATCAAGCCAATTCATTCGGCATTCATTATGCCAACAAAGGGAACCCAAGAGGCAGGGGCATTCGACATCTACATGCCAGAGGAAGGAACAGCTGATGGCAACACCCGACTAACTCCATTGGGATTTGCTGCAGCGGTACCCACTGGGCACGTCGCATTGCTGTTGCCACGCTCTGGTGCCGGTGCCGAATATGGCCTGGAACTCAACAACACCTGCGGGGTAATCGACGCGGATTACCGTGGCGAGTGGATGGCATCGTTGCGTACCAAGAGTGGCAGGTACTTTGCCTGGGCCAAAGGCGAGCGGGTGATTCAATTCCTGATCGTGCCCATTGCCAACGTCAGCCTGGAACAGGTCGATGAACTGGGTGTGACAGCCAGAGGGGCAGGGGGGTTTGGTTCATCTGGAAAATAAGCAAGGCCCCGAGGGGGCCTTTTTCATACCCAACCGTTGCGTTGAGCCCGAGTGTTGCCACCGGTTCTGTCGGTCTGCAGGTTCTGGTTTTCTAGCTCCTGACACGCTGCCAGATACTTTGAGTAGTAGGTGTTGCCGGCGTGGAACTCGTTGGTCATGCCGATCGGGTTGTGCACCCGGCTGGCCACGAAGTACAACAACGCTTCCAGATGGGTCTCCGGGAGCTCGACTTCTTCTTCTTCCAGATCCACCCACATTCCAGGCATACCCAGCTTGGGGTGGTTGGCTCGGTACACCAGTTCCAGGGTATCTGTCACCAGCTCACGAGGCACGCCAGGTGCTTTGTCCAGGATGTCTGCTGGCACTCGCAGCTTGGACATGGAAGGCGTATGCACCGAGTAGATAGCTGTCCCGTCATTCAATGGGAAGGGGTAGCCACTGCTGGTGAGCACCCGCTCAATCTTGAGAATGTCATCGTAGAACGGGTCATCCTCGTCCAGCAGGTACTTCACCAGTTCGACCGAATCCCCATTGCTTTTGGCAAATCGACTGTTGATTTCGTAGGTGACTTTGCCAGGCACAAGCATCATCTTGAGCCGACCTTCTTTCAGGTTGAATCGCTTGTAGAGCGCGGTCATGCCCAGGTTGATGTGTGGCACCAGCTTTTCCTGATCACTCGATTTGATCTGACCAGAGCCTTCATTGCCAATAGCCAGCTGGGCAAACTCGCCCACGCTTAATTGCGTGAAGATGTCCAATAGTTTCATGGGTATTCCTTAGACGATATACGAGGACATGCGGTCATGGGTGTCTTCCTCAACATCCACTACCCACAATCCATCCGATTTGGAAGAAGCTGCCATTGGAGCCTCTTCCGAGGGCTTCCACGCTTTCATAGAAGACAGCATTGATATGGTGTCCAAGAAATCATCGTTCTTGCTTCGGAATCCCGAAACAGCTACCAAAGACAATTCGTTGATGGCCTCTACGATTGTAGGCTCTGTCTTGCGTTCAATTGGGAAGAAGATTTTCCGTGCTTTGAACAGAGGAACCACGGTGTTAAACCGTACCATCTTGTTGGTATTGGGTCTAATACCTGGCTTGGTTTCATTTCCTTCAGATGCAAGAGCGAAGTAAATATTCCGTTCGAGCATTTGTCCTTGAATCCAGGGCATGAAGCCACCCTGTTGACCGCTAACTTCAATACCAACAGATTGAGGTTTGTAGATCTGTGAGAGACGGAATAGGTCATCAATGTTCTTGTCCATGAGTTGGCGTTTACAGACTCCATCCACCCAGAGCCAATCGCCTACGTTGTTGTGTGCCCACACACTGATCACCGAATAGTCGGCTTTGTCTGCTTCCGAGGTGGCGAAGTCAGTGGTGATGTAGAAGTTGAAGCGACTCTTGTTGCGCATCACAGCGTCTAGCTTGTACCAACCAATGTCACTGTCCTGAATCATCCGGTCTTCTTCCGACATGATTCGCAACATCAATTCCTGGTTGAAGGTATCAACCTTGCCAGACTTAACAACAGTGTCGTACTGCTCTTTAACGTAGTCGTAGGTGAAGCGATCGGGCCAACTGCCACGGAAGTTTTCCCGAGCCACGGGGAATGACTCACACACAGGAAACACGTTGACTGCCCAAGCACCGGACTCAACTGCCTTGTAGAGTGGGTCCTTCGCATTGAATGGGGTACCCGACCAGATGATCATGTTCTTGGTGGGATGCAGTGCGTAGTTCACCGCCTTGTAAACCGTGTCTTCTACAGCACTGATCACAGTCACCGACCTGGCGTCTTCATCGCTGATCAAGTCATCAAGTACAGCGATCTGTGGTCGAGTACCCATTTCCTTGGCTCCACGGACACCCGTTTTGGCGCCGTAACCCTTGACGATGAACACCTTGCCATCCGCGTTCTCAAACTCCCAGCGGATGTCTGTGAAGCGAATGCGCGGTACGTACTCTTTCAGAAAGGTGGAGTTGTCATACCTGAACTCCATGTTCTTCCGCATGTTCTTCACGCCGTTGTCGATCGAGTCCGATACGTAGATGGCCAGGTCCACCTGACCAAAGCCAGGGATCACACCATACGTGGCGATGTACAGGAACAGGTACTCACCCATCACAGTGGTCTTGGCTATACCCCGGTGACACAGGTTGATTACCCGCTTGCCACCTTCAGTGATGGTGTCCAGCATCTTGTAGTGAACAACTGGTGTCTTATGCTCTTCGCCCTTCTCACCGTTCACCAGCTTGATGAAGGTCACGAACTCCAGGGCGAACTCGCTGGGCACATAGCCAGGGTCGACTTCGTAGTCAGTAGCGTTGAGGTAATCCTCAACCTTCCATGGCATATCGATACCGGTGCCAGGGTCTTTGGTGAAACTCATCCCCTGCGCCCCCATGAACCAAAGGCAGAGAAGTCAATGGGTCGATTGGCTTGGGGCTGTGACACCATGCTCATGAAGTCAGGCCGAACCACCTGCATACCAGGCCCGTAAGCCAACTGCTCGGGTTGGACAGGTGCCATCGGTGGGCGTGCCATCGACTCTGACTGGAACTTGGCCCACATTTCCTGGCCCGTAGGACCGGTAGGCAAGGGTGGGGCTGGCAGCTCCGCCAGAACAGGTTCCGTTTCTTCGTAGTAGGGCGGAGGCTCTGGTTCGTCAGGCACAGGAGCCGCAGGTGCTACCGCTTTGGCTTTCATCTCGGAATGTCGTACCCGTGCATTCCCGTTGATCCGAGCCATGACTTGAGAACCGTACTTACCACCCTCTCCGTAGCCGGACAGGCCTTGCTCCAGTCCACCAGCTTGCTTGCTTCGCGCACTCAGGTAGTCGGCCGCAAACCGAATCTGTTCCCCCAGGTCTTTGCTGCTCAGCGGCTTTACCCCGTAACCGGGCTGGGCTCCAGTCGATTCGAGAATGCCGAATGGACCAAACGCCGTGGAGATCTTGCCCGTGTGGCCGGCAACGCGCCGACCCTCAGCATTCAGGCCATAGTGGTAGGCAGATGGATCACCCAGGAATTTGTCGAATTGCCCCCCAGTTTCCTGCTGCATTACAGAGGCCATGGTGCCCTTGGGAAAACCTCGATCGGCGTCAGCCTTCTCTAGCATCTCCATCAGATCAGCAGGTATCCCATTCTTGGCTTTTGACATCGGCAATTCCTTGAACTATTCAATTTGAATACACCAAGTGTACCGGTCAATTTTAATTAACCCACTTCTTTCGCAACCACATCAACAACCTGCAACCTGGAATGAGCAACTTCCTGAGCATTTGTAGTTCCAGCCTGCAAGGCCAGCCGTTGGCTCCGAGCCAATTCCAAAGTAGCCTGGCGCAACATTGCAATGGAACTGTCTTCCTTGACGCCAATCTCCAGCTCCACCTTCTGAGTCTCTGGCATCTTCAACTGCACCATCAAAGAGTTGGCTGCATCACAACGGACCTTCTCACTCTTGGCACTGACCATGAGATCGGCCTGCACATTCAACGCCTTCTGATATAGATCCTGGTTCAGCACATAGCTGGGTATCAACGTCTGTTCAAAGATCAGATTAACCAGCTTTGATTTGTTGTACGCAGTGACATAGGACGCAATGTCCTTTGCAGCAACGCCATTGGCAAGGAATCGTTGGTATTTATCAGGGAAGGTCTTGATGTAGCCATCGATGTTCGTACAGCCCATGAGCTTGTGGCTCACGTACCGAACAGCATTGACATACTCCTGTACCTTAAAGCGACCATCCGCCATTACTCGGGTGTAACTCAGCAGGTTGTCTCGATATGCCTCAAACATGTCGGGATCACTCAGGGTCAGATTGACTTGATCAATCAGTTCCTGGTTCACAGACTTCTTCACCTTGTCGGGAAGGGCGTGTTTGAACTGGTCAATAGTTAGTGCATCCATTGGCCGAATATACACCAGTCAGACTATCGGGTGTATATCGTAGAGCCAAACCCAATACATGCTCAATGACAGTCACAGGGTTAGGTGGATTTATTCCACATAATTTTAGGTGAAGGGTTTGGTGATTTTTCTAATGGAGGTATGAAGGCAGGACTTATGTGTCTACACATAAATTCCAAACTACCCCCCCCCCATTGATCTTCAGCCCAATTCACTGGGGCTACGCCCATGCACTGGCCTTGGCCACCATACGTATGTTCAACCTCAGTTAACTAGGAATCACCATGTCCAACATGTTCAAGCAAGTCTTTGCCGCTATCGCCATGCTGTTCGCAGCACTAGAGAAGCTCGCATCTTCACTCAATAACATTGCTACCGTCGCAGACGAAACCTCGATGGCCTATGTGGATGACGCACGCAGCAACCGTGCAGTCAATGCCAACAAACTCAAGCGTGAGCTCTTGGAATCCGAGAAGTCGGTCATCACCAGCTGACCTCAGACAGTTCAATCCAATAAGACAGTGTTGTTAGCGACCGCTAATACACAGTCAACTTAATGCTCAGGGTAATGGTAGTGATGCTGATCGATAGGTCAGTTCACAAAAAATAAAACAAAAAGTTAATTACTCCTAACAATTCACCCCATTCCCACATCTATTCCCATTCCGATACACACCCGATACGAGCAGCTTGCTGCAAGTACGCACAGCGATACGCATAGAAGCCTACGGCTATTTGTTGGGACTCTTCCCATCAATACTTCTGGAGTACTTCTATGGCACATCGCACATCCCCTGATGACTTCATCGTTTGGTCTGATGACACCTACTGCAATCGCTCTGATCTTGATGAATATCAACACATGAGTAACGACTTCTTGGTTATCCCCGTTGATCTCATGTCTTCCGACGATGCCTTCTACAAGCAGCCGTACAACACAGCTATCCAAGCTCTCTTCCAATGAGTACTCCTATGGAACATCGATCAGAGTACATCGCTAACGTGCAGCTCTCACGTGCACTGACAGCAGCACTACACAAGACACAAGCACCACGTGCAAGACCACAAGTAAGGGCCCTCACAAGGGACTCTGTAACCCATGGCCTGCACTGGCTTACCACGCTAGTGCTCTTTGCTTCCTTCGGAGTAATGCTGGCTTGGTAGGTTATATGGCTCACC